CAGCAAAAAAAGCTCCAAAGAGGAATTCTCCTCAACCGCCGAGCGCCTAGAGCACGAAGCAAGGCTGTTCCTGAAGAATCTCACCAATTGGGACGAGCTTTATTTTCGCCTTGTCTCTTCTGATTTCAAGGATGAACGATGGACTGCGGCAAACTTTGCCAAACAGCCAGTCGTGGACGTGAAGGCAGCATTGAAATATTTAGAAAAGCATGATATTGCTAAGCACAATATCAACAGCATTGCCATAGCCAAGCTTGGCACGATGGTCGCCGGGATGATGGCTGGCAAGAAGAGTCAAGTGAAGCCGGCCGACTTTCTGCCGTTTGATACAAAACTTATCGAAAAAGAGCAGGGGATCACGCCGCAAAGCCTTGCCGTTCTCCATCGTCTACTTAAAACCAAAAGAATGGACGGTCGAGTTGTCGGCATGCTTGCCGACGAGATCAAAACTGCATCAATGCGTGAGCAAGCTTGACATTGGCTACAATGCAAAATAATAGTGCTTGAAATACAATGGCAGCGGGCGCAGGTGATGTTCGTCTTCAGCTCGGCGTCACGCTTGACCTGGCTAGTTTTAGACAGCAACTGGCCGCAGCATCGCGAGCTGCAGCCTCGTTTTCGTATCCCATTAATTTTGATAAAATAGGCATTGATCGACAATTTGCGGCGCTTGATAGGCAGTTTAGGAGGAAAAATTACAGGCTAGAAGTTGCAACAAATATTAAGGCTGAAACTGAAAACGCAAAGGTTTTGGCCAAGGCGCTCGCGGAGCTAGGAAAAGCCGGTCAACAGGTAAAAGGGGTAGCAGGTCGGACTGCCGCTGGCGCCGAAGCAAGTACTGTGGACGCCGCCAAGTTTCAGGCAATGGTCAACAGGGCGACCAAGCCCGCACTGGAAGCCCTTTACCAAGGAATGGCAAAGGCAAAAATCCCCATGGGGGAAGTGGGAGGTCGCACTGTTGACGAATTGAAAAAATCTATCATCAGCGGCATTCCCGGTCTTACGCAGGATATTGCCAGCGGAATGACAAAGGGTCTCGAGGGGCTTAGAGAAAGTGGGCGCAAGGGTGCAAAATTTGTCATCGATTCTTTCAAGGACGCCGCAGGCATCGCTTCTCCTTCTAAGGTTTTCAAGCAACTTGGCCAATTCAGCGCTGAAGGCTTGGAAGACGGATTTCTTGAAGGTTTGAGGGACTTCAAAGGCAAAGCCGTTTCTGAAATTAGAAAAATTGTTGCGTTAATGCGCATGAAACTAGCAATGCTTGGCGGTGCTGCTAGTAGTGCTGTGGCCGTTGCTGGCGGCGGTGTTCGAGGGGCCGGCAGGGGCGGCACACAATACATGAGCCCGATTGGGCCGCTGCCACATGGCAGCCGAGAGCCATGGGCCTATAACCAAGGCGCGTACAGGTATGAACCTTATATGGCGCAGCCAGGGCAGTTCCGGGGCGCTGGCATTCAATCTATGGTATCGCGCCATCCTTTTGCTCCCATGCCAGGAGTGAGAGCTACGACCGAACTGCCAAGCATGTTTGGAACGGCAAGACCAGCGCTGCCTGCTGCTGGCATGAGTAGTGCTGCTGGCATGAGGCAAGCGGAATTGTTTGCTCGCGAGGCGGCCGCCCGCGCGCGTTCTGCCGAGAGAAGTGCGGCAGTCATGAGGGAAAGCGCTATAGCCTCTCGCGTGTCTGGGCAGATACCTTTGGGTCGAGGTGGGTTCCCACAGCTTCCAAGCGGCACTGGAGGGGCGCTTGCTTTGCGAGGTGTTGGAGGGGGCGGCGGTCGCGGCACTGGAGGAGGGGGCGGTGTGTTCGGCCGTGGGGCCGGTTTTTTTGGAGACGCATCAGGCAGCTTAAACCTTCCCGGCCAAGGAGTCATTCGGGAACTTGGGGAGGAATTTGGCTTTGCGGCAAAACAAGTGTTGCTATTTGGCACGGCTTACAAGGCTCTTGCGTTTGCTCAAAATTTCCCTGCTCAAGTGGCAGAAGCAGTGAGTCAATTACAAAGTTTTAGAAATACATTGGCCGCGATTTCGCCAACCGCGCAGGAAGCCGTTGCTTCCAATAGCCTAATTTTGTCCTTGGTCGAAAGATACAATATTCCGCTTCAATCAGCTCGCGATGGTTTCACAAAACTTTACGCATCTATGCAACCCGCAGGATTTAGCGGGGAGCAAATTCGCGATCTATTTACTGGTGTTAGCAAGGCCGCCGCTACTTTCGGAATGAGCGCAGACAAGGTTGATCGTGTTAATTATGCCTTTGCACAAATGGCAAGCAAGGGACAGGTGATGAGCGAAGAACTGAAAGGCCAGTTGGGCGACGTCTTGCCGGGGGCAATGGCAATCTTTGCGCAAGCAGCAGGGTTCAAAGGGGAGCAGGCTATTAGTAAATTTTCTGCCGCATTGGAAGATGGCCGATATAAGGGTTCGGCAATGATAGAGCTATTAAATAATGTCACTATTGTTTTGAACCAAAAGTTCAGCCGAGGTGCAGAGGGTGCGGCGAAGACGTTCCAGGGCGCAATGAATAACATGCAAACAACCTTCAAAAGTTTTTACGAAACTTTTGAACCCGTTGCCGCTGGATTTTTGAATGGCGTTGTGACGCCAATGATGGAAGGAGTGAAGACAATCACTGATGGACTAAATGCTTTTTTCAATGGCACAAGAGCGCAAACCGCCGGAGGGTTTGCCCTTGCGCAGGAGCTGGAAAAGCTACGGCCTAGCTTTGATGGCATCAAGAAAAATGCAACGGATTTAATTGCGGTTTTTGGTCAATTTGCCAAAATTGCCCTTGACTTGAGCCGCGTATTGCTGGAAATTGCCGGCAATCCTATTGCGGGTTATTTGCTCAAGATTTATGCAATCATGGTGCCGATAAACATGGCGCTAAATGTCATGAAGGGATTGTGGGCGTTAAATAGCATTCAATTGTTGCTATTCAATGCAAGGATTGCTACTGGCACCGCAACATTAACTGCATTCCGTGGCATGATGGCGGCGACGGGGGCGACTGCCGCCACCACAGCGGCCTCCATTAGAACTGCTGGTGTTACCCTGCGAACTTTTTTCGCGACAACTGGCGTTGGCCTAGTTGTTGCGGGTATCAGCATTTTGATTGAACAATTTTTCACCTTAGAGCAAAAATTGGCGGCCGTTAAGGAGAAGGCTCTAGGGGCCGCTCAGGCCATCAGAGGAATGTCAGCCACGGAAGCAAGGGCGGAAGAGCAGCGCAGCGTTCGTGCCATGAAGATTTTGGAAGGACTGGGGAAACGAGCGCCGTTGTACGCGGGAAGCGATCGAGTGGGTCTTACAGAGCCTGAGGCACAGCTTTTAGAGAGCATGGGTATTCCGGTGCCAAAGGGGCTCGGAGGCGGTCGATCATTGCCGCAAACTTCAATTGCCGGCTATCAACAGCGGATAGAAAGCGTTAATTTGGCAGAATCAAGAGCGCGTCAAAATCAAATTAAATTTGAGGAACAACAGCAGAATCGCGACATTCAATTTACAGAAATACAGGGAGGAGGCGGAGATGGAGGGCCTTCCAGGGCAAGCCAGGCAGCAGCTCGGGCCGCTGAACGCGCCGCGCTAGAAGCCCAAAGACTGCAAGCGGTTGAAAGGCAATTAAGCGAAGAACTTCGCATTCGCCGGAGGACCCTACAAATTGATGAAAACATTGCTGCGGCGAGAGCTGATCAAGACGACGAAAGGATGGCAGAGCTTGAGTCTGACAAACGTATATTGGACATTGGCATTCGCCGTGCCAAGATTCAAAAAGATTTTGATGCCAAAAGAATTAAAGCGGCAGAATACCAACTGCGTTTGCAACTTTTGGAAATTGACAAAATTGAAGAGCAGAAAAAATATGAAGAAGATTTGAATAAAATCTTTAAGGAGCGCTTCGGAATTACTGATCCAGTCGCAAGAGCAGCTCGCGAGGCAAGAGAAAAAAGTTTTGGCTTTGGCATGGGGGCCGGAGCGTTCAGGACCGACATTGACTTGATGCCAGGCCTAACGGGCGGAATCTTGGGCGAAAGAAGGGAGGAGCTAAGTAAGGAATTGTCCGCATTGCTGAATCCCGTTAATCAGCTTGTGGAGGCCGCAAACAATGTCGGAAAGGCATTTGGAGAAGCTTTCAAGGGAATGGTCAATGGCTCAATGACGGCTCAGCAAGCACTGGCAAGCTTCTTTCAGAGCGTTGGGGATTATTTCTTGGACATGGCGTCAAGAATGATCGCGAAATGGATAGAAATGCAAATTATCGGGCTAGCAAAGAGCTTGCTTCCGGGTGGTAGCACTATTTTTCCCAATGGCGTGTCCAACTTTAGCGGGGCTTTTGGGCCTAGCGGTCCAGTTTTCCAGCCAGGCGCCTTCGCTGCCAATGGTGCCGTATGGCAGGGTGGATTTACGCCCTTTGCTAATGGCGGCGTTGTCACTGGCCCTACGCTTGGCCTTGTTGGCGAAGGCCGCTTTAACGAAGCAATTGTTCCTCTTCCCAATGGCAAAAGCATTCCAGTGGAGCTTGGCGATGGAGCAGGCAGCAACATTTCTACTAACATTGTTATCAATGTCGGCAATGGTCAAGCTCAAAGCAGCATGACAGGCGGCGGCGCTTCCGATTTGGGACGCAAAATGGAAGGAGCAGTGAAGCAAGTGATCGTAAATGAGCTGCGTCCTGGCGGCCTTCTTTCTGGAGGCCGTCGATGACCCAGCCAACTTTTGCTTTGCCTTGTCAATACAATTTGACCGTGCAGCGTGGTGTGCGAACAAAGCGCGTGCAGTTTGGCGATGGCTATGAGCAAGTGAGTCCTGAGCAATTGAACGATGACATGCGCTCTTATGACGTGGAGACGGCTCCTATTTCCGACTCCATTGCTATTGCTCTTGATTCTCAACTTGCCGCGCTGAAGGGAGATTTTTTCTATTCGCAATTCTTCATGGATGCTCAAAAACATAAATATCGTTTGGAGCCGAATCAATGGAGATGGCAAGTGATTGGTCCTAACAGCAATGTGTTTTCGTTCTCTGTAAGGAGGATTTATGACCCTAGAAGCTGAAGTACAGCAGGGATGGCATGATGTCATCGTGGAAATGTTCGACCTTGACCTGGAGCCAATTACTGGCGACGTGAATGATAAATTTTATTTCACTAATCAGCTAAAGCCTGATAGCAGCAAGATTCAATGGAAGGGAAATATTTATGAGCCATTGCCTATCATTTCAAGCGGCTATGAAAAGAATACCACGGGGCAAATTGCTCAGCCATCGCTGACCGTTGCCAATATTATGGGCACTTTCACGCAAGTGATTGATAGCCTAGACGATTTGGTGGGGGCCAAAGTAACAAGGCGACGCACGTTCGGCAAGTATCTCGATGGAGAGGCAACTGCTGACCCCACTCAGGAGTTCCCCATTGACATCTTTTTCATTGAGCGCAAGTCTGCCGAAAATGCTTTGAGTATCACTTGGCAACTTGCGAGCATTTTTGATCTTGAAGGGCTGATGCTGCCTCGTCGCATTGTCACGCAAAATTATTGCCAATGGAAATACAGGAGCAGTGAATGCGGCTATACTGGCGGCGCAGTCGCGAAGGCCGACGACACTCCCACTAGTGACATCGACGAAGATGTGTGCGGCAAGCGAGTGAGTAGCTGTCAGCTAAGATTTGCCAACACCTCACTGCCTTTTGGCGGATTTCCTGGTGCCATTCAAGGGCGACAATGACCTGGCAAGCTCTCAAGCCCCAAATGGCCGCGCATGCCCAAAAGCATCCAGATCGGGAAGTGTGTGGCATTATTGCAGGCGGCCAGTACTGGCCTTGCAGAAATGCCCATTCTTCCCCATCGCAGCATTTTGCCATTACGGCAGAAGATTATGCTCGGTTTGATCCGCTTGGCATTGAAGCCATTTTCCATAGTCATTTGTTCTTTTCAGAAGATAAATTTAGCAGACATGATATTGTTTCGTGCAAGCAAGTGAATGTGCCTTGGGTGATGTATTGCGTGCCTGCAAATTCCTGGCACTATATGGACCCCACTGGCAACGCTCCGCTGCTTGAGCGGCCATGGCTTTATGGCATTTATGACTGCTATGGACTGCTGCGAGACTACTATCGCAAGGAGCTGGGCATCGAGCTTGACGACTATGGGCGAGGGGAAGAGTTTGAATGGAAGAGCAGCGAATGGCGCATGTTCGAGAAGAATTTTAGAGGGCAAGGTTTTGTGGAAGTGGGAGGCGATGAGATCAAGAGGGGAGACATGCTACTAATGCAGCTACAAGCGGATTTCCCTAATCATGTGGGAGTAATGCATAGTCCCGAGCAAAATGTATTTTACCAGCACCTTCTTGATAGACTGTCCGAAGCCAGTATTTATGGTGGCTATTGGCGCAAGAACACAGTTAAAGTTTTGCGGCATCGGGAGCTGTTTCAATGAAAATGATTGAAGTGAAGCTCTTGGGTGAGCTTGGTCGAAAATTCGGCAGGAGCTTTCGGTTTGCTGCTGAATCACCCAGGGAAGTGATGTCAGCATTGACAAATCAGCTTGCGGGATTCAAGGAATACATGGTGACAGCGCATGAACGGGGCGTGGCATTCAAAGTGGTAAATCGCGATCCGGAGGGGATGGACTATGACAATTTGTTTATGCCATGCGACCGCATGATTATTGCCCCCATTGTTAGCGGCAGTGGCGATGTGGGAAAAATCTTAATTGGCGTGGCCATGGTTGCATTAGCCTTTGTTTCGTTTGGTGGTAGCGTTGCTGCAGGCAGTGCGTTTGCTGGCTTTGCCGCTGGTAAAGGTTTTGCTCTCGGCAGTGGTATTTTGTTTTCACTGGGAACGACCATGCTTCTCACGGGCATAGCTGGTCTGCTTACGCCACAGCCAAGCAACGCCATGAACGATACAGAGCGCAAAGAAAGCTTTTTGTTTGATAGAGCCGCAGAACTGACTGTTCAAGGCAGTCCTGTGCCAATTTTGTATGGACGTTTTTTGGCCGCTTCCCCATTGGTCATTTCAGCTTCCCTTACCACCCAGCAGGTGCCAGTCTGATGAGCGAAATTCTCAAAGAGCGCAATGGAGGCTGGACTGCCTATGTAAGCGGAGCTGGCGGCGGAGGCGGAGGCGGCGGCAAGGGCGGGAAAGGTGGTGGTCGGAGGCCTGAGGAGGATCCAGAATCGCTCAGAAGCCGCTCTGAAGCGCTAGTGGTGGCAGTATTTAGCGAAGGAGAGATACAAGGCTTTGAGGACGGCGTGGACCCTCTCACGCGCATCTACTTAGACAACACTCCCATCAAAAACCAGGACGGCAGCTTCAACTTCAGTATTAGCTATTTTTACACCGGCAGCGCCACTGATGCCAATGGGAAAGGAGCATTTCTTGGGGCCATTGCATCTTCCATTCCATCGCTAAACAGAGCAAGTGCCACTGGCGCTGTGGATTCATTAGTGGTGGATTATCGCACTGGCACTCAAAATCAAGATCCCATGCCAGGGTTTGATGATGTGAGAGTAGAGCAGGCCGTTGGCGTGAAGCTTACCAAGGCGATTGGCTCTGTCTCCAGGACTACCATTAGTTCCTTACTGAGCAAAGTTCGCATTCGCGTTGGCATTGGCGCCTTGTTTCGCGTGGATAAAGACAGTGGCGACGTAAAAGGCGAGACTGTCACCTTCAATATCAAAATACGTCCTGACGGAGGCGGCACTTTTGTTAATGAAGATAAAACAATTTCAGGCAAAAGCAGGGGCCCTGTTGATTTTGAGTATGAATATGATTTGCAGGGCTCTGGCCCATGGGTGGTGACCATTGAAAGGACCACTGACGACCCGGCAAGTACAAGCATTTCCAACGATTTATTTTTTAAGGCAATTGTTGGCATTTACGAAAAGTCCTTTCGCTACCCAAACACTGCGCTGCTTGGCCTGAAAATTGGCGCCGAAAACTTTACGGCAGTGCCGCAAGTGAGCGCCGACATGCTTGGCATGAAAATCAAAGTGCCAACCAATTACGACCCATTGTCCCGTTCTTATTCCGGCATTTGGGGCGGCACATTTAAGACTGTTTGGAGCGACAATCCTGCCTGGGTATTTTATGACTTGCTTACCAACACTCGCTATGGTGCCGGGGAGTTCATTACAGAAGCAAACGTAGACAAATATTCTCTCTATTCCATTGCCCAATACTGCGACGAACTGGTTCCCGATGGGAAGGGAGGCTTGGAGCCTCGCCTCACTTTCAATGGCTACATCACTGATAGGGCGGAAGCTTATGAAGTGCTGAATGCGCTTGCCGCATCTTTTCGTGGCATGCTTTATTTCAGTGAAGGGCTAGTTGTTCCCATTCAAGACAAGCCCAAGTCAATTACAAAAATCTTTTCGC